AGTTTGGTTGTTATTGACGGCGTGACGTTTCTGATTCGCAGCTGCGTCCCTGACACCAAATCCGTAATGGGTGAGGCGTAGCCAGTTGGGTAACGCATTTCAACTGTGGCTGTGCCAGTTTTGATTTGGTCTAACTGTGAGATACGGCCAGCATTGAAATTGATATTTTGCACATTGGTTAGTGCTGTCCAGGTAGAGCCATTGGTCGAGTACGACACCTCATAAATCTGCAGAGCCATGATTAGTAGATGTTGCTCACACGGATAGGTACAGAGCCGTTTTGCCTCATGTAAGTACGCAAAGCATTGACCACGCTTTGAGGGTCGCCACCGTTCACGTGGATAGTCACATTGTTGCCACCCATCTGGTTTATGCGATCGAGAGGAATTACAGCCTCGGGGCCACGCTCACCAATCATGGCTAGGGTCGCGCTAGTGACGATGCCACCCTCAGCCAGCATCGGAATGTTAGGGACATCGAAGCCCTTGCCACCGAGGCCAGGCACCCAGCTCGGAACCTTGAAAGACAGTTTGCCAATCGTGTTATTCCAAAGGCTTGCGATGCCGTTGAAAATGCCTTTATAGAAGCCGTAAAGCGTTTCGAAATAGCCTTTGATTACACCGATACTGACCGATACAACTGTTTGTATAACCCTGAAAACGCTGTCCACAATGTTACGGAATCCCTCAAACTTTTTGTAAGCCAGCACCAGGCCAGCCACTAAAGCAGCAATAGCAATAACCATAAGTGCAATGGGGTTGGCAGACATGACCAGGTTGAACGCTGCAGTGGCTACTGTGGCTGCGATGGTGTATGCAGCCTGCAATTTTAGATAGGCGTTGTAGGCAAGAATGATGCCAGCAAGCGTGCCGATAACGCCAGCCACTGCCAAAAATGCTGTGGTGTTCTCACTAGCAAAATTGCCGAGCGCAGCCAATACCGGCAGTACAGCATTTACTGCAGGCAAAAGTGCAGCGCCTATTGACTCTTTGGTTTCTTGCAGGCTGATGCTGAGGCGTTTAAATTGCCCTTGGGCAGTGTTTGCAGCTGTCGATGCAGCGCCACCTGTGGCTGTGCCGATGGCGTACATAACGTCCTCAAACGATGCACCGTCCTCGATCATCTGTCGGTACTCTGGTGCCAATTTGGCTAGGGCTTTGAGGTTGCCACCGTAGGCTTTCTCTAAGGTTTTTGTAACTGTCGCCAGTGGTACGCCTTTTTGCGCTGCAATGTCCATTGCTGCACTTGCTAGTTTTTGCGCTTCACTGACCGAGCCTGTAGCGCGAACAAGGCCAGCCAAAGCAGGACGTAGCTCATCATCGGTTACGCCTAGTAACCTGCCCTGTGCAGAAATAAAATCCTCAACACCAGCCACCTGTGCATCGGTAGCACCAGTAGTTGCTTTTAGTTGGCGTGACAATTCAGCTTGCGATGCAGCGTCCTCGATTGCTGCTTTTGTAGCGTCACCGAGGGCAACAGCTAAACCAGCCACTGCTGCAGCTGCAGGCAGGGCTGCTTTCTTGAGTGCAAAGTTGGCTTTAGCGCCTACGGTTTCCAGGCTGTTGAACTCTTTGATGGCTTTGTCGATGCCTTTGGAGTTGAACTCCGAAACGATGGGAATGTAAACAGCCATTAGCCGAGTGTCCTGTTCACCTGGTTAAGCACTTGCTCGATGGCCTGCAAAATGTCTTGGGTGGCTTGACCATAGATGTATTCACGCTCACGCCACATGCCACGCTGGGCAGGGCCGTAAGCATTGGTAAGGTAGGCAGAGAATTGCCCAGAGTCTCCACGCAAACCTGCCATGTCAAAGATTGCACCGGCAGCATCTTTTTGTAGCAACGTCACTAGAGGCGATGAGCCACGCTGGCTACGGCCACCCACCTGAATGGTCACACCCTTGCGCACTTTCTTAGGGTCATACGAGAGGCGACCTGTGCCTTTTTTAGAGGGTGCCATACCTGATAAAGGTGGCTGTGCAGGGTAGGTCATTGATACGCGACTAACCATTTCGGCACCACTGGCCTTGATCTGGTTCACAGCTTTAAACTTGGTTTTACTGTCAATCTTTTGCAATTCAGCCAACGCTGCCTTTAGGCCGTAAATCTCGGTGCTTGCTGTAACGCTCATTTGGCCTTTTTCCTCTGCTCATTGATGATACTAATGCAGGTGTTCAGGTCGGGTACGTCAAACTCTATTTGTGGTGGCCACCAGCCACACTCGACTAGCAGTGTTGCTAGGGAATGTCGGTAGGTGCCACCTCGGTAGGGTTTGCGTCTGGTTGCTCGATTACCTCAAGATTGACAAGCTGCTTGATGAAGTCGTCAAGCATTAGAGGCACAGTCACTGAGCCTTGCTGTTTGCTTGCCTCGTGAGCCATGTATGCCAAGTCCTCAATACCGAGGCCACCATCTTGTATCTGGCTAATCTTGCGCTTGTATTTGCGCTCCCACATAACGATTGTGTAGAGGTTCGTGGTAACTGTGTAGTCACCCGAGCCGATGTTTACGAGCATGGTCAGTTGCATGTCGGGTCTGCTTTCTATTTAGGGTTTAAGGCGATGTAATGTCGCGTGCGAATGTTCCACCGGTAAAAGTTACCTCAAACATTGAGAGCTCACCGTAGGAACCTGTGATTGGCGTGAACGATGCGAGCATGGTGTTTGTGATGGTGTACTCAGGGTTTGAGGCTGACTCGGTAGCACCTGCAGGTGAAATAACGATTGTTGAGGTACCTGTGCCGAGAGCAGCAAAAAGGGTGGCCTCAACTGAGGTTGAACCGTAGTAGGCGTAGCAGGTCAATGTAACTTCGCACTGTTGAAGCCCCTTCACGAAATAATGGGCAACATCTCCGAAGCTAGTGCTTTCCAAACTGTCATAGCCCACCGAAATTGAGGCCGATGAAGTTACCGAGGTTGCGTCAAACAGTGTGCCAGATGTGGCAGGCGTAATTGTCACTGTTGGGTTTGTGAGATAGGTGGTAGTGCTGGTGGCCATGTCTGTCCTTTGGTGTTAGGTGTTGTCGGCCACCAGTGATGCTTTTATTATGTCAGATTTTACTAGGGCAGGTGAGCATTATAGGTATGCAGCCTGCAGGGAGATTTGTAGATCATAGGCAGGGAACTCTTGCCCACCGATACTGGCTAAGCCTGGTCTGCCATCGGTCACTGCAACATTCTTGTCAAGTAGTGCAGCTGCGATTGCCAGCAATGGCCTGAGCGTGTCTAGGTTGCCTGGGCCTATACCGATGACGCGCACAGGAAAACGCATCGTTACGATTTTGTTGTTAAACGCCTCAAAGGTTGGGGCATCGATAAAGCAGCAGTTGCTGTTGAGGTTGCGAGGGTCTGTTACTACTCGCAGGCCTGTAATGGTAGCCAGCGTGGTGGCTAGGTCGTCTATGGCCTCATTGAACAGGTCGGTGTAAGCCATTACGCAACAGCAGGCCTATCAATACCTAGCAACTGTTTCACCATCGGTGTAAACGCATTGGTGGTGATTGCTTGGCCCATAGCGTCAAAGCTTGCAAACTGATCAATGCTGCCACGCTGACGGAAATAAGCGCCAGCCAGCATTATGGTGCCGAGCGTGCAATCACCCGATGGGCTGGTGCTCAAGCTGTCAAAATAGCCTGCTTCTTGCCTACGCCGATAGGCGACCTGATTACCGGCAGAAACACACTGCGCAAGAAACGTTGTCTCATCGGCGCTAAGTGGGCTGGGCAGTCCAAGCCATAACTGAACATTGGCGCTCGATACCCACGTGCATGTTTGCGTGTAGGTAAGCGTGCCAGGTGGTATTGCTGCAGAGCGTTCTAAATCACCATCGGCATCGTAAAACATAACCTGATTAGGTATTGGCACATCAGGGTTGAGTAGCAGGTCACCTTCAGAGTCTGTGCCTGTGTACAGGTACTGAGGCAATGCGTAAACAGTGTGTGTGCCGTTGAGGTTGTGCCCTACACCAGTGATGGTAATGCTTTCACCGATGGCAATGTCGGTTGCCTCAAGTGTTTGTACAACAGCGTAATTATCTAAACGCTGGTGAAAGATGACTGAGTATGTAGCCATGATTGGCTATCGCCTTTCGGGTTAGGCGACTACGATGCCTTGAATAAAGCTTGACTTGGCTACGAAAGTAGCAAAGTAGCCGTAGTAGGAGAATGTGCGTCCCAATGTGCTTGGTACTTCTACTGACATCAGGCCACGCTGTTGTTCGTAAACCTCGAAGCCTGGCGCGTACACAACAAGCATGGTGCCTGATGCAAAGTTGTTATCAACTACAACAGTGAGGCCGAGCACATTCATGCTGGTGTATTGCATGCCTGAAACATTGCCAATTGAGTTGGTGGTCATCATGCCGTTGGCGTTGTAACCAAACAATGGGCGCTTGTCTGCATCGGTTTGACGGCCAAGCAATTCCCATACATCTGGTGACACGCACAAGTGTGTTGGGAAGTAGTTGCTGTCCTCAGCGATTTCGCGTGCTGCGTCATACAGTGCGCTAATCAACGTGGTTGGGTCTGCAGCTGTAACAGTCCAGGTAGAGCCTGATGCTGTTTTACCAGCAACTAAAGCGTCTGCTGCAATGTTGTCTGTTGCAATCAGGTACTCGCCTGCAAGGTCATTGAGCACAAGGTTCAATGCTGCAGGATCAGTGAAGTCAATGTCTTGTACTGACAAAGTGACTTGGCCAGCGACTGTTGCCTTTGTAACAGTGTTGGAAGCAATAACCATTGTGGTGGCTGATGCTGCAGAGCCTTCAGTCTGTGTTGCTGCGCTTGTGTGCGTAGTAATCGTTGGGCGAATGAAAGTCTTGCTTGGTGTGTTTGGCATGGCGCGTGCACCAAAAGCCGATACTACTGGGCGTACGAAGTTGAGGTCTTGGAACAATGGCCCAAGTACCGGCACTGGCAAAAGACCTGGCGTGTCGGTTGTAAGTACGTCACCTGCAGCTGCTTGAAGCGCTGTCTGCTGGTTGCGTACTGCGTCTTTGTATGCAGCGTTCACATTGTGGAAAGCGTCCCCACCTGCGTGCATTGCTGCAAGGTATTCGGCTGGGGTTGGCATAACAAAATTGCGCTTTGGCTGAGCAAAAACTGACGATGCTTCGATTACTTCTGGGGCTGGTGTTTCTGACACTGGGTTCTCCTGTGGCTCTAGGGGTTCAGGAGTGTCGGCTTCCTCTTTTGTATTATCGCTCATTTCCTCATCTGATGTGGGGATACTTGCTGCTACATCTGTGATGGTAGCACCTGCGAACGCTGGCTGTGGCACTAATGAGAGCTCTAACCAGTTTGCTGCAGTCACGATCATTACGCCGTTTTGGTCAATCTCAAACTCGGTTGGATTTACGCCAACGCTCACTGAGTCGAGCACGCCATCGGCTGCTAAAACAAGTGCCTCATCACCTAACGCTGTGGTGCTGATTTTTGCTGTAAAAAGCATGCCGTCTGGGGTGTCCTCGCGTGCCGTGACAATGCCAATGGCCTGGGTGCTGTCGTGGTACATGTACAGTTTTGGGTTTTTGCCATCGACAGGTAGTGAGCCTGGGGCAAACATAACTTCGGTTCCGTCATTGACTGTGGCTACGACATTGTAGGGCGCTGCAATACCGGTGATGGTTCGGCGTGGGGTGCCATCGGCTGCTGCTGCATCGATGCTTATTGCTGTGGCGTTGAACCTGATCATGCTAATTCCTCTTGGGTGTTTTCTTGGGGCATGTCGGGGCTGTCCATTTTGTCTGCTGCGTAGTTCTCAACGAGGTACTCATCTGCATCAAACTTTACATAAGTTCCTCGAGGTAGCACGTTGTTTTGGCTCAATGTTGCTGCAATGCAATCGGCGTAGGCCTTTACGCCAAAGATGTAAAGGTCTGCTCTGGCCTGCTCTGATGACTGGTAGGAGTACGCCCCAGTACTGACGCCGACGAGGTATGGAGGGCAATTTGTAAGCCTTGCGCATTCCAGAGCCTGATAGTTGGCTGCATCAATCAAAAGCATTTTGTCAGGGGTTGCTGTTGTCTCGGTGTAGCTCAAAAACTCGTTGAGTGCAGCTGTCTGATTGGTGGCGCGTGCAGCGTTGAACGCTGACGCTAGATCAGCAAGCTCGGTAGCGCTCAAAGGCTCACCACCTGTTTGCTTCAAAACACCAGCAGGTATTGACGATTCTGCATTGCGATAGCGTGCTGCTTCAAGTTTGATTGCTGTTGCAACGGTCTGCTCAGACATGTACACGATGCCTTGTACTGGGCTGAGAAATTGCACCAAGTCTTTAGGGTCAATCATGTTTCCTTGAAAATAAACCTCGTTCGATGGGGCAAACCACACTGGCCCTGCCTGATCTTGTGTGGTGACAGAACCTGCCGGTAAGCGTGTAAACGCTGTCGGGTAGCCGTCTTGGGTGCGTGCAGTGATATACCAAAATGCACGGCCATAAAAGAACAGGTCGTCAAATGTCCACGCCATAAGGAATGGGTAGGTAACGCTCGGGTCGGGTTGGCGAAGCCAGGTGCGAGGCGCAATATAAACCTTCTCCATTTCCTCGCCATTCCAAGTTTCGTTGTACATCTTTAGAGGCATACAAGAAATGACCGAAGCCATAAGATCGCGTGCGCGTGAGATGGTTGCCACGCTCATAGCACGGTTGCGTGCTGGCCCTTCAATGTAGGTGTAGTACTGGCCGATGAGATTCACGCCAGCCTGGTTAGGTGAGTACCCACCAGAGGCTGCAGCCTTCGCCGGTGCAGGTGAGATTGCTGCTTTATTTACTCGGTTGAATAGCGCCATGTTCGGATTATCTCACATTTTCTAGGTGGGGGGTGGCACTGCCCCAGGCAATTCCCGACAGAAAGCCCAGAGCAGCACCAAAACTAATCTTAGCGATTTACCACAACGAGCATGGGCTTACCACCTTGTTTTGGTCGGGACGCTAAAGCAGCTGCAAAAATGGTGAGGCGTGCCAGCTCGACAGGGCCAGGTGAACGCTTACTGCTAATTACTAGTGAGTTTTGCTGGGTAACTGCTACTGCCCTGTTCATCTGTTCAGCCAAGTTTTGTTGCCCCTGGTGCACAAGTCTGCCATCGTTGATCATGCCCTTGACCAATGACGTGTAGCGCATCAGCTCGCCATAGCCAACAACTTTTTTACGCCTCTCCAAAGACAGGGGCACATGGTTTTCAAGTGGTGGTGTAACAGCCAACATTACTGATGGGTTTTCGCAAGCCTTCAATAGTGCCTGTTGCATCTCGGGCAACGAGCCAACCACAAACTCAACTGTGATGTGGGCAACCCCCACGTCATCAACTGCAGCGCGAACAGCCGAGTAACGAGAGCCATCGATACTTGTGTCCACGGCTATCCAGCCTCCCTCGGGCCCAGGTATGTCAGAAAGGCATTGCTCCCACTCGCCAGGTTGCAACCAGCACGCATCAGCATTGACAAACTGGTTGAGTGAGCCACGCAAAAAACTAGATCGGTCTGGGTGTTCAGCATCAGCAAGTAAAGACTCCAGCTCGAGTGTGACACCGAGCGCTGGGTTAGCCCAACCCCACCAGCGTGTATCCATAACATCAACACCTGGGGGTGGCGACCATTCAGCAAAGTAAAACTGCCCCTGGCGTTTATCATCAATAAGCTGTAGCCCTTGTTCTCGGTAGCGCAACATTGCAACCGAGGCTTCAGTACCAGCAGTCGAAGTCATCAACATAATCGGTGAGCCACCAGCTGTGCGCATGTTGCGTGCTTTCATTGTTGGTCTGAGGCTGTGGGCAAGCACGTTGTCCTCGACTGCGTACACTTCGTCCACCCATATAAAATCTGCGCTGAGGCCCATACCTGCCGACGGTGTCGCAGCTTTTACAAGCCACCGTGAGCCATCAGGCATGTCGCAAGTGTTACGGCCATAGGCACGTTTCAATGTCGCCCCAAAATACTCCTGCAAAATTGGAGCCACCACTTCAAACTGGCGAACAGCAAGCGACAACTCATGAGCCGAGTTCACCACCGTCTGTGGCTTGCCACGCAACTTGGCAATAGAAGTAAGCCACGCCCCAATACACGCCTGCCCTAAAACCGTTTTACCGTTCTGACGCGCCACAGAAATAAGCGCTGCACGATTGATTAGATCACCGGTATCAGGCTCAGCCTCAAAAACACCATCGATGGCGTAGAGCTGCCAATCCATCAGCTCGACCTTCATGTACTTGCTAGCAAACTCGGCAACCAAATCTGCGTAAAGAGAAAACCCTTTTCGAGCCGTTTCCAATCTGGGCTCAACACGGCCAATCCCAGCAGGCCCTGGCTGGTTCGCGCCAGTTGTCGCCAGTTCGCTTCCCTTCGGGGATATATGGCTT